CGGGCTGGTGTTTGGCGTCGCTGCCCAGATGGTCCGGAACGATCCGGATCTCGACGCGGCGTGCTACATCGTCGAGTCGCAGAAGAAGATTGTCCATCGCGCGAGTGGCAGCTTTTACCGCGCGATCTCGGCCGAGGCGTACAGTAAGCACGGGTTCAACGCCTCGATGGTGATTTACGACGAGCTCCACGCGGCCCCGGATCGGCGGCTCTATGACGTGCTGTCCACGTCGATGGCGGCGCGGAAGCAGCCGCTCCTGCTCGTGATTTCGACCGCCGGCTACGATCGCCATTCGATTCTCTGGGAGCTCTATTCGCACGCGAAGAAGGTCCAGGAGACGCCCGAGATCGATCCGTCGTTTCTCCCGATCCTCTACGAAGCGCCCGAGGACGCCGACTGGACGAAAAAGCGCGTCTGGCAGAAGGCCAACCCGGCGCTCGGCGATTTCCGATCGCTCGAGGAGATGCAGACGATGGCGGCGCGAGCGAAGGAGATCCCGGCGCAGGAGAACAACTTCCGCCGGCTGTACCTCAACCAGTGGACGGAGCAGGCGTCGCGCTGGATCCAGATGCCGACGTGGGACGCCTGCCTGACGCCGCGGCCGAGTCTCAAGGGCCGCCGCTGCTACGTCGGGATGGACCTGAGCACGACGACCGACTTGACCGCGCTCGTCGCCGTCTTTCCCGACGAGACGGGTTTCGACGTCCTGGCGCAGTTCTTCGTCCCGGCCGCGCGGATCAACGAGCGCAGCCGGCGCGACCACGTCCCGTATGACGAGTGGGCGCGGCAAGGCATGATCACGGCGACGCCGGGATCGGTCGTGGACTATGAGGCGATCCGCACGGTGCTCCAGGGCTGGGCCGCGGAGTACAGTCTCCAGCAGATCAGCTTCGATCCGTGGAATGCGACCGACCTGGTGACGCGGCTCCAGCAGCAGGACGGGTTACTCTGTCTCGCGATGCGGCAAGGCTTCGCGTCGCTCTCGGCGCCGACGAAGTCGCTGGAGCAGGCGATTCTCGGGCGCCGGCTGCGCCATGACGGGCATCCGGTGCTCCGGTGGTGCGTGAGTAACGTCGCGGTCGAAGGCGACCCAGCGGGCAACCTAAAGCCGTCCAAGACCAAATCGACCGAACGTATCGACGGCGTCGTGGCGCTCATCATGGCTGTGGACCTGATGAACCGCCAGGCGAAGGTGACCACGCCGAGTTATCAAATGCTGGTGGTCGGGTGAAACCGCGCGGGCGCCCGCGGCTGGCCGCGAATGACGACTCGGTGAGCGTGCACTTCCGGTTGCCGGCGAAGCAGTACGACCGGACACAGAAACAGGCCGACCAGGCCCGGATCCCGCTGTCCGAGTGGTTACGAAAAGCTGTGGAGCGTGCCTGTCGCGAGAAGGCGAAGGTCTGACCTACCCTGTCAGACCGCAAAGGGGGACGGAATGATTTCGACGCTCATCTCGGTCGTGATTGTGCTCGTGATCCTCGGCCTCGCCGTGTATCTCATCGAGACGTACATTCCCATGCCTAACCCGTTTCGGGTCGTGATTCGGGTGGTGATCGTGATCGGGCTGCTGCTCTGGCTGGCTCGGCTCGCCGAGTTGTGGAGTTTTTAGGATTTCTGTGGCCGTAATTCGCTGACCTGTGGTGGGTAGTGCTTCACTGCCTGCCGTGGATCTCGCCTATTCCCTCTTAGAAATTAAAGCGGTCGATCCGGCGGCGCGGCGGTTCTCCGGGATTGCCAGTACGCCGGAGCTCGACCGGCACGGGGACTCGGTCGATCCGGCGGGCGTCAGCTTCCGGAACCCGGTCCCGCTGCTGTTCCACCACGACACCCGGCAACCGATCGGGCGGGTCACGCTCACGGCCACGGCCGCGGGGATCCTGTTCGACGCCACCTTGCCCACCGTCGAGGAGTCGGGCGTCCTCAAGTCGCGCGTCGATGAAGCCTGGCAGTCGATCAAGGCCGGGGTGATCTCCGGCGTCTCGATTGGGTTCCGGATCCTCGGCGACGCGGTCGAGTACGCCGGGAACGTCCGCAAGATCCTCAAATCTGAAATCTGCGAAGTCTCGCTCGTCACCATTCCCGCGAATGCGAACGCTTCCATTCTGAGCGTCAAGGCGCTCGTCCAGAGCCACAAGGGGCCGATCATGAAACAGACAGCCGCGGAGCACATCGAAGCATTGGAAAACAAACGGGCGGCGCTCGCGGCCCGGATGGTGACGATCATGGAAGGGACCGCCGAGGACGGCGCCACGCTCGGCGACGAGCCGGCGGCGGAGCACGACGGGCTGCGCGACCAGGTCAAGAGCATCGACGCGGACTTGGGCCGGTGGCGCGAGCACGAAGCGTTGCAGATCACCAAGGCGGTCCAGGTGCCCGCGCCGGCGCCGGGCGTCATTCGTCCCTACTACGCGCCCGTGTCCGTGCGGCCGAACGTCCCGCCCGGCATCAAGCTGGCGCGGTTTGCGATCGCCAAGCTGGCGTCGAGGCTCGAGGGCTGCGACGCCGCGGTGTACGCCGAGAAGCGGTGGAACGATTCGACGCCGGAAGTGGCGCTGGCCATCAAAGCGGCCGTCGCGGCCGGGAACACGACCGACGCGACCTGGGCGAAGCCGCTCGTCAACGCGGCCATTGTCGAAGACTTCCTGCCGCTCCTCAGCGCCGCCACGATCGTCGGCAAGATCCAGGGGCTGAAGAAAGTCCCGTTCAACGTGCAAGTCCCGGCGCAGACGGCCGGCGGCACGTACAACTGGGTCGGGGAGCTCAAGCCGAAGCCGGTCACGTCTCTCGCGTTTGCGATGGAGACGCTGGGGTTTAACAAGATCGCGGCGATCGTCGTCCTCTCGCAGGAGCTCGTCCGGTTCTCCAACCCGTCCGCCGAGGCGCTCGTCCGCGACGACATGGTCAAGGGGATCGCGGCGTTCATTGACGGCCAGTTCATCAACCCGGCGGTGGCCGCGGTCGCGGGCGTCAACCCGGCCTCGATCACGAACGGCGCCCCGACCGCCGCGGGCACGGTCTCGCCGCTCGCGGACATCCTGGCATTGATCGCCCACTTCTCGACGAACAACATCCCGGTCGAGGGGCTAACGTTCCTGCTCTCGCCGGGAAACGCGCTGGCGCTGTCGTTCCGGACCAACTCGGACGGCTCGCCGGAGTTCCCGGGGATCGGGATCAACGGCGGCTCGTACAAGGGGCTCCAGTTCATCACGTCGAACGCGCTCGGCGCGAACGTGGTGGCGCTCCAGCCGGCGCTCATCCTCTTCGCCGACGATGGCGGCGTGACGATTGACGCGAGCACGGAAGCGTCGCTCCAGATGGACAGCGCGCCGATGTCTCCCGTGGACGCGACCACGGTCTACGCCTCGATGTTCCAGATGAACGCGGTCGCCTTGCGGGCGGAGCGGTACATCACCTGGAAGCGCGTCGGGACCAACTCGGTGAAGTACCTGACGGCGGTCGCGTGGCCCGGGCCGTCCGGGACGACGGTGACGGTCGAGGGCGGATCGCGGAAGAAGGACTAAGTCCGTGGCGTTGCTCGACCGATTGCGGGCGGTGTTCTCGCCGGGGCCACGGGCGCCGGCGGCGGGCACGGGCGGCTACTGGCCCGTGGTGCGCGAGTCCTACACCGGCGCCTGGCAGCACAACGACGAGATCCGCCTCGAGACGGCGCTCGCCAATCCGGTCGTGTTCCGCTGTGTGTCGCTGATTGCGTCCGATATTGGGAAATTGCCGCTCCGGCTCGTCGCCGTCGATGCCAACGGAATCTGGCACGAGACGACGAGCCCGGCGTTTTCGCCCGTGCTCCGGAAGCCCAACAGCTACCAGACGACTGGGCAGTTGCTCGAAACCTGGATGATCTCAAAACTGCTGTACGGCAACACGTACGTCCTCAAGGATCGGGATGCGCGCGGCGTCGTGACGGCGCTGTACGTGCTCGACCCGTGCCGCGTGAAGCCGCTCGTGTCGCCGGACGGCGCCGTCTACTACGAGCTCCAGACCAACGAGCTCGCCGGCATCGTCGGCAACGTCCTGGTCGTGCCCGCGAAAGAGATCATCCACGACCGCTGGAACTGTGCGTTCCATCCGCTCGTGGGCCTCTCGCCGCTCTACGCCTGTGGCGGGGCGGCCAGCCAGGGGCTCGCGATGCAGGCGGCCAGTACGACGTTCTTCTCGAGCGGCGGCCGGCCGTCCGGGATGCTGATTGCGCCGACCGAGATCGATCCGCAGACCGCGCAGCGGTTGTCGGAGACGTGGCACGCGCTCGGCGCCGGCAAGACGGCGATTGTCGGGAACGGTATGAAGTACGAGGCGGTCGGCTCGTCGGCCGAAGAGTCGCAGTGGATTGAGCAGGCGGGCTGGACGGCAAAAACCATCGCTGGCTGTTTCGGCGTCCCGATCTCGATGGTCGATTCGTCGCAGCAACCGCCGTACGCCAACAGCGAAGCGTCCGCGCTCCAGTACCACAGCCAGTGCCTCCAGACGCATCTGACCGCGATCGAGGTCGCGCTGGACTTCGGCCTGGAGCTCCCGGCGCCGTACGGGACCGAGTTCGATCTCGACGACCTCATCTGGATGGATACCGCCACCAAGACGAAGGCGGCGCACGACGCGATCGGGGCCGGCGCGATGACGCCGAACGAAGCGCGGCGGAAGTACTTCGGCCTCGGCCCGGTGCCGGGCGGCGACACGCCGTACCTCCAGCAGCAGTACGTCTCGCTCGAGGCGCTCGCGAATCGCGATCTCGGCGTCACGGCGCCCGCTCCCCCGGTGAGTCCCGTTTTGGCCACGGAGACGCCGGACGGGGAGGCGTCGTGACGCTGACCTATTCGCGCGTCACGCTCGCGGGGCCGCTCTGGACGACGGCGGAAGTCAAAGCGATCCAGTTACGGATCACCGACGCCGCGCACGATGCGGACGTGGACGAGAAGTTGGCGACCGCGCAGGAGGCGGTCTTGGCGTACCTCGGGCCGGCGGCCGATGCGACCTGGACGCCGGCGACCGCGCCCGAGGCCGTCAAGCACGCGATCCTGCTCCTCACCGTCCACTACTACGAACATCGCGGCGACGACTTCACCGGCCAGACCAACCGCCAGGACGCCGTCATTTGGAAGGAGCTCCAGAACCTGCTCGCGCTGTATCGCGATCCGGCGCTGGCGTAGCGATGGGGATCGGATCCTACCGGCATCTCGTGACGCTGGAACATCCCGCGGTGACACTCGATCCGCCGACGTGGTACTGCCAGGTCATGCCCTCGTCCACCGCGGCGCTCGACGGGCTCGCGGCGTTCTTTATTCGCGGCCGGTACCATCCCGGCATCAACCTCGAGACGCAAGTGATCTTCGAGGGCCGCACGCTGCAAGTGCAGAGCGTGGCGGACCTCGACGAGCGCCACGTCGAGATCCAGATCACCGCGGTCGAGGTCGTCGGCCGGCTCGGTAAGGCGGCGCCCTGATGGCGACGACCGAACTCAAGATCATCGGCCTCGAGCAACTGCGGGCGGATCTCAAGCGGTTGCCGGAGGATCTCACGCGCGAAGCGGCCGTGATCGTCCAGGCGACCGCGGACGCCATGGCGGTGGACGTGATCGGCCAGTACGCCGTCAAGACCGGCAACCTCCGATCGCATGTGCGTGTCGAGACGACCTCGGACGTCGTCGGCGGCATCACGTCGAAGGTCGTGAGTCGCGCCCGGCACGCCTACATTTACGAAACCGGCGGCGAGGGGCGCGAGCGCCACTGGAAGAAGAACGGGAAGAGTACCGGCGTCATGCCGGCGAAGAAAATCTTTGCGCCGGTCGCGCCACTGCGGCGCCGGATCATGGAAGCGGCGCTCATCGAGATCGTTCGGCGGGCCGGCCTGACTGTCACAGGCTCGGCCACATAACGCATTGACAGCCAGGTTTTAGAGGAGACGCACATGCCCGCACCAGCCGCACCAACCAACAATCCCGGCACGCACGGGAAGGAAGGCGTCATCGCCGCGAAGCTCAACGCGGGCGATGCCTACGTCGCGATCGGGAACATCTCCGAGTACAACCTCTCGATGGCGACCGACAAGGTCGAGACCACCAGCCTCGGCGACACGAACAAGCGGTACGTCGTCGGGCTCAAGGATCTGTCCGGCACGTTTACCGCGTTCTGGGATCGCCTCGACGACATCCTCTTCGACCTCGCTGACTCACCGACCGGCTGCTTTATCGCGGTCTACCCGTCCACCGGCTCAAACGTCGGATGGGAGGGCCCAGCGTGGGTCGATGCCTCCATCAAAGGCGGCGTGACCTCGGCGGTCACGATCGACGGCACGTTCATGGCGAACGGCGCCTGGACGCGGGCCTCGATGGTGGTGGCGACGGGCGCGACGGGTGTCGGCAGTCCCGGCGGGTTCACGCCGCCTGGGGCGATGGCGCCGACCAATCTCGCGGCCATGTCGGGCGTCACGGCGTCTCCGGCCTCGGCCTGGACGACGGGCCAGTACGTCCGGCTCGGCAACGGGTCCAATGCGTACTGGAACGGCACGGCGTGGACGGCCGGGATCGCACCCTAGGTCGGCGTCGTGGCGACGGTCGGGTCTCAGCGGGTCACCTTCCAAGGCGCCGCGGCCGTGGTCCGGCTCGGCTATCAGCGGGCCGCACGGCTCGGCGCCTGGACGATCGACGGCGGCTGGATCTCGGCGGCGGTCGAGGACGTGGACGGCTTCCGCATCACCCAGTCGCCCTTGACCCTCGAGATCCAGTACGCGGACGGGGCGCCCACGTATCGGGCGCTCGCGGACGTGACCGTCTCCGGCGGCCGGCTGACCGGCCGGGTCTACAAACCCTGAAAGGGCACCCATGGGATCGCGCTATCGGAAACAGGAAGAAGTCCGTCTCGACCTCACCGGCGGCGATTGGCTGCTGGTCCGGAAGCACTTGACGGCCGGCGAGGAACGCGACGCGCACGCGAAGGTCATCAAAGCCGGGACGATGCGATCGGGCGAGAAGCCGGAGCTCGACCTCGAGCACCTCGGGATCGCGCAGGCGGTGTCCTATCTGCTCGACTGGTCGATTACCGACGCCGACGATAAGCCAATCAAGATCCGCGACGCCTCGTATCCGTTCGTGTTTGCGGCGCTCCGGAACCAAACCCCGGAGTCGCTGCGCGAGATCCTCGAGGCGATCCAGGCGCATGACAGTGCGATGACCGAGGCGCGGGCCGAGGAAAAAAAACTCCCGGCTGGCGTGAGCGCACCGTAAGCGACCTGTATATCTGCCGGATCATGGGCTGGACGTATGACGACCTGCTCGATCTCCCCGTGGACGTCTACAGCGTCCTCGTGGAACAACTAAGCGCCGAAGCGGCGAAGTCCCGGAAATAACATGGCCCTCTCTGCCACCTTCACGGCGAACTTCTCCAGCTTTTATGACGCTGTAGACAAGGCCGAAGTGAAGTTGAAAGACTTCGGCGCCGGCGCCGAGAAGGCGGGCCAGCGGCTCAACGCGATGGGGAACCAGTTCTCCGGCGTCAAGATCATCCAGGACGCCACCTTGATGGTCAAGGCGATCGAGGACATTGGCGGCACGAGCAAGCTCACCGAGAAAGAGCTGGCCAAGCTCGGCAGTACCGCGAATGAAGCGGTCGCTAAGATGAAGGCGCTCGGCATGGACGTGCCGAAGGGGCTCCAGAAGATCGCGGACGAAACCAAGAACGCCGGCAAGGCGACGACCGACTGGATGGGGACGCTCACGAAGGTCGCGGGCGCGGTCGGGATCGCGTTCTCCGTCGATGCGGTCGTGGGGTTCGTCGGCTCAGTGTTCGATGCGGCGGACGCGGTCAAGGATCTCGGGAATCAGTGGGGCTTCTCGACGCAGGCGGTGCAGAAGTGGACGGGCGCGGCGCGTGATTCCGGTGTCTCGACCGAGTCGCTCGGCAAGAGTGTGCAGAACGTAACGGCGAAACTGACCGAAGCGGCGCCACTTTACGACGCGCTCCTCAAAAACATCGGGCTGTCTGGTGACGCGCTCCGCAAGATGAAGAGCGAAGACGCCTACAAGGAAGTCCTGAGGGCCCTGACCGCGGTGAAGGACGAAACCCTCCAGTACGACATGGCGCTCGCGATCCTCGGGCCGTCTGCGAAAGAAGTGATCGGCGGGATCCGGGACGGGCTCGTGGAGGCGACAGACGCCCAGATCACGATGTCCGACGAGACGATTAAGCGGCTCGCGGCGGCCAAGGACGCCTGGGGCAAGCTCAAAGACAACGTCATCACGTATTCCGGCGAGATGCTCGCGGCGGTCATGGATGCGGGCGAGAAGATGACACGGTCCTGGACGAGTTTCTTTACGTATGCGGCGGCCGGCCTGCGTGACGTGATGGGCGGCTCGCAAACGCTCGCCGGGCTGCTGCGCGCGGAAGCGGCGCTCGAGGCCGTCGCCAAAGCAAATAAAGCCGTCGCGGATACCTCAGTGACGGCGGCGTCGCGCGGCGCCCTGATGGCGGGCGGGATGGAGACGGAGGCCCAGATCGCGAAGCGGTTAGCGGACGAGAAAGAACGCCTCAGAAAAGCGGAGGCCGCCCGCACGAAGGCGCTCGAAGACGCGAAACGGATCGAAGAAGCGTATACGCGCGAGCTCAAGAAGCACGACGACGCCCTCGATGCCCTCGTGAACAGTTTCGGCGGCGCGGGCGGGTCCGGCGCGATCGGGAAGGCGAACGATTACATTGCCGCCTTGCGGATGGCGATCCCGATCGAGCAGATGTCGGCGAAAGCCAAGCTCGACATTCACAAGGCGATGGACGAGGCGATCGTCTCCTACCAAGCCGCGGGCCAGATGGCGCCGAAGGTCATGTACGACATCTGGCTCGCGACGCGAAACGCCACGGAGGGCGTGATCGAGTTTTCGTCCAAGTGGAAGAACTTCACGGACATCGTGAACACGACGCCGATCGATCTCGGGAAAGGGTTCCAGATGGCCCCGCCGCCGGAGCTCACGCCGTGGAAGGACGCCTTTACCAGCTTCGCGGACACAATCCCGGCGATCTTTGAGAAAGCGATGTCGGCCCGCGGCCCTGGGATGGCCAAAGGACTCGGGGCGCAGGTAACGGAGGGGCTCAGCGCGACGATCGCGTCAGCGATCGCGAAGGGGATGGAGGGTACGGACGCCCAGAACAATATGGCGGCGGGGATGGGCGTCGGGATCGTCGTGTCGATGTTCAGCGAAGTGTTCCGCAACATTGTCGAGGCGCGTGGGGCCGCGGAGGGGTTCCAACGGGCGCTCGCCGAGATGACGCGCGACATGCACGCCGATATGGTGGGGCCGAATAGCCCGTACGAGGACTTCGAGGATCTCGAAGCGGCGGCCAACGCGCTCGGCCTCACGTTCGTGGATGTCTGGAATCCGGACGGCGTCACCACGTTCGGCCACCACTTGCAAGAGCGCATCAACGAGTTTGAACTCCTTCGGAAGGCCGCCGAGTTTCAGGCGCAAGCGCTGGACGAGGTCACGGCTGTGGCGGAGAAGTACGGGTTTACGCTCGCGGAGCTCGGGCCGGCGATGCAGCGGCAGGAGCTCGACAAACAGGCGCAACAACTCTTCAAGGACTGGGAGCTCCTCAACGCCGCCGGCATTGACACGGTCGCGATTACGGAACGGATGGCTGAGGCGGTCAATGACTACGTCGGCGATGCGCTCTCGATGGGGATCGAGATTCCCTCGGCGATGCGGCCGATGTTGGAATCCTTCGTTAAGGCGGGGACACTACTTGATGAGAACGGCGAGATCATTACCGATCTCGAGGATTCAGGGATCTCGTTCGCGATGACGATGAGCGAGGGCTTTACCCGGCTGATCGACAAGGTCGGTGAACTCACGGACGCCATTTCCCGCGGGTTAGGCTTGGCGATCGAGAACATTCCGCAACCAGAGGTCACTGGCACGGTGCGCTGGCATGTGGAAGGGATTCCACAAGTCAACGATCGGCCTGGGGGCGGCGCGGCGCCGGAGTACGCCAAAGGCACAGACGGGTTTAAGAACTTCGGCGCCGGCACGCCGGTGATACTCCACGGCTGGGAGGCGGTCGTGCCGCGTGACCAGGCGAATGCGACGGTCACGGGCGGCGGCGGCGCCGCGGCGCTCGGCGGCGGGATGATGACCGTGATCGTCGAGGCCGATGGCCGGCAGATTTCGCGGATCGTCGCGCCCTACCTCCCCGGCGAAGTGCGGCGGCTCGGGCTGGCGCGGGGGTAACGGGGATGCTGCTCTATCTGGACTCCTTCGATCATTACGTGACGGCCGATGTGCTGGAGAAATGGACTACGGGGGCCGCGGGCGGCACGGGCTCCACGATTACCATTCAGCCCACGAGTGGGCGGCGCGGGTCGGGCGGGTGGCGGTGGGTGACTGGAACGTTGCCGTCCTCGGCCGTCGGCGGATTTCTCCGGCGCACGGTGACGCCCGCCGATGCGACCGCGATCCTCGGCTTTGCTTTCCGCGCGAGTGGCGTCCCAGGGGCGGCCGGGTACGGCATCGCGTGGATTGATCACAGCGGATCGCCGCAGGTCACGGTTCGGCTGAACCAGGACTTGACGATCTCCGTGGTGCGGGGCGGCCCCGCGGGCACGACCCTCGGGACGACGTCGGCCGTCCTGACGGTGGATACCTACGCGTACCTTGAACTGAAGGTCATGATTGCGAATACGGGCGGGACCGTCACGCTCCGCGTCAATGGCGCCACGGTCCTCGGCCCCGTCACCGGCGACACGCAAGCCACCGGGTCGGCGGTGTGGACGGGGGCCGCGATCGGCCATCCTTCAGGGGTGTCCAACGCCACCACGACGACGTCGCGGAACGTGGACTTCGATGATGTGTACGTCGGCGACGGCAGCGGCGCCGCCCCGTGGAACACGTTTCTCGGTGATTGCCGGGTCGATGCGCGGGTCCCCACTGCGCCGGGCGCGACGACCGGCTGGACGCCGTCGGCGGGCGCGAATTGGCAATGTGTCGATGAGGCGGCGCCTAATGACGACACCGACTATACGACTGCCGCGGCCGTGAGTCTCACCGACACGTTTGCGGCGGCGGCGGCGGCGCCGGTGGCCGGGGCCACGATCTACGGCGTCCAGCATTGTCTGAGTGTCCGGAAGACCGATGCGGGCGTGTGTACGATCGCGCCGGTCATCCGCCACAGCGGCACGGACTATCCCGGGGCGGCGATCAGTCCGGGCACGGCCTACGCCTACGGCCTGCAAATCGCGGCCACCAATCCGGGGACCGCCGCGGCGTGGACGGAGAGCGACTTCAACGCCGCCGAGTTCGGCTATTCGCGGATCACGTAAAGGCGACGTTGTGGCGGACGCGCGGATTACCCAGGCCGTCATCGAAACCCTGACGGCGACGACGCCGATTCCCGGCCGGGTCTCGCAATACGTCGTCGAAGTGCTCAGTGCGTCGGCCCCGCCCGTCACCGCGCCGCCGGTCTATGTCATCAGCATCGGCGAGGTCGAGGTGGTCCCGCTCCTCGCGACGTTCCGAATCCAGGAAACGATCGACGCGCCGGACACGATGATCGCCGACGTGTTCACCGTGGGCACACCCTTCGTCCGCTTCTCGCTCGGGCAACCCGTGGTCGTGACCGAGGACGGCGTCCGGATCTTCGGCGGCGTCGTCACCGGGATCCGCGAGCAGGGGCTGACCGGCCCCAGTGCGACCGATCTGGTGGTCGAGATCCAGGCGACCAGCTACGAACTCTCCGCGGCCCGCCGGGTCATCACCGCGGCCATTAGCCAGGATGGGGCCGAGACCATCGGCGCCGCGTTCGCGATGCTCGTGACCGACTACTACGCCGAGGTCGGCGTGTCGCTCCATCCCAGTCAAGTGGCGGGGCCGGCGCTGCCGGCCGCGACCTTCACGCGCACGCGCGGCGATGCGGTCAATAAGCAACTGGCGTCGTCGGTCGGCTACCTGCAGTCGATTGACTTCGAGAACCGGCTGCGCGCCTGGGCGCCAGGCGACATCCTCGCGCCGGCCGCCTATGACGAAACCGTCAACCCAGAGATTTTGATGGGCGACATCACGGTCGAGCGGCAACTCCAGAACGGGTACGCCAATCGGATCATCCTGGTCGGCGATCCCATCCCGGTGCCCGATCACAAAGATTCCTACACGGGCGACGGCGTCAATGCCACCTGGCCCGTCACCTATACCGTGACCGGGCCGTTCCCGTATTTCGTCGATGGCGCGGTCGCGTTCGGAGTGGTGGAGTATCCGGCCACGAGCACGACCGAATCGATCGGCGGCGTGGAAGCCCCGCCCGGGTTTCTGTGGGAATACGATCCGATCGCGCTGACGATCCATCGCCGCGGCGGGCCGGTCGCCGCCGGCGTCGCGTTCGACTTCCGGTACCACGGCCTCTTCATCCCGGCGGGGACGGCCGAGGACGCGGGCGAGATCGCGATCTACGGCCTCTGGGAGCACGTCGAAGCGGTCACGGCCGTGATCACGGACGTCTCGGCACAGGGCTATGCGGAGGCGCTCCTGGCCGCCAAGATCGCGAGCAAGGACGAGATCGTCCGGCTCCAGACCCGGGCGCTTGGCTTTCACCCGGGGCAGACGATGACGATCGATTCGTTCTCGCGGGAACTCGGCGGCGACTACCTGATCACCCAGGTCGATACCGGGTCCGAGAGTGGCGGGATCCTGCTGGTGCGATCGATCACCGCCTCGAAGAGTCAGAACAACACGCACGACTGGCGGCGCGTCTATCAACAGTGGGCGGGCGCCGCGGCGAGCGTCGGCGGGACACCGGGGATCTGGTTCGGCGGCGGGGACATGGCCGATCTCGTCGCGCGGTCGGGCGTCGCACGATCCGGCGCGACGCGCAGCGGCTACATGGGATAGAAGGGGAGCAGATATGCCAATCACGCGGACGGTGATGGTCGATGACGACGGCTCCGGTACCACCGGAACGATCCTGAACAATGCGTGGTTGCAAACGATCTACAACCAGATCGACGGCGCGGCCGGCGCCTGGACGGATGTGGCCTTTGATGCGGCCAACTACACCGCGGCGGCCGGGACGTGGACGGTCGCGGCGGGGTTTCAATCAGTCCTGCGCTATCTGGTCGCGCCGGGGCCGCGGATCGTGTTCGTCACCTTCTCCCTGGGCGGCAATACCACGATCTCGGCCTCGACGGCGTATCTCGCGATCACGTGTCCGGGGATGCCGGCGCCGCTCGCCGCCTCACAATCTACCTTCGCGTATTGGATTGTGAGCGGGCTGGGCGTGGGCGTCTGTAGCCCGACAGCCCCCTCGATCCAGTTGGCGCGGGATATTTCCGGGACGCCGTTTCCCGCGCAAACGAGCGGGATCACCTATCTGCAAGGCGAAGTCTTTTACCGCTACTGACCGGGAGGATCGGATGGCTGCGCCATTTCCGCCACAAGGTAACCAGACGCCGCACACGGAACGGCCGCTCAAGATCTACGCGGAGCAATATCTGGCCGCGGCGCCGCTCCCAGTGGGGACGTCGGTCGAGATCGTCCCGCCGGGGTATGAGGACGGCCGGCCCAGGGTGTATCTGCCGGGCGGGCCGAAGGACCTCCATGAGACCGACTGGGTCATCTCGAACCGCTACACCGGGGTGCCGGTCGAAGTCATCTCAGCGGAAGAGTTCGCGGAGCGGTTTGGACCGGCCAGCGAGTAGAAAACCCGTGATTCTATTCACGTATTGTTCCCGCTCGGTCAGAAACGTGCAAAAACCTTAGGGAAAACGCAGTTTACGCCGCGTTCGCAACGCGGAGGTCGCGAGTTCGAGCCTCGCGCCGTCCACCAACAAAATCCCCGAAACAACCAATGAATCCGGGCCTAAATCAAGGGTCCGGTGTGCGCAGCCGCGCTCGCTCCCAACGCCGTTAAACGCCACCTTTCGCCGCCTTTCTGCACGTTTCATTCACGTATTGTTCACGTAGATTTCCAACGGGCGCCCGCAGCCGGGACAGTGCGTGTAGTGGTTCTCGCGCGGCCCGCCGTTGATGAACGCGAACGCGCGGTCGCAGGCCGTGTCCCACTTGTCGGTTTCGTCGAGGAACGACTCGTCGCGCGCCCAGCGGCACGGCGGCGCGGGCGCGGTCAGCCGGTCGATCGCAAGGTTTGCCTGGCGGAGCGTGTGCTGGAAGCCGGCACGCTCTTTCGACAGCCGGTCGATCTCCGTGAGGGCGGCGCCGATGGCGGCAGCAACATCCTCATTCCCGCCGCAGCAAAGTTCAGAGAAGCTCCGCAGCGTCTCGCGCCAGTCGCTCATCGCGTCTCCTTCGGCGCGTTCACCGCGTCCGCGAGAATCGAGCGCACCGTGCCGAGATGCGTCCGATCTTTGTTTGCAAGGGCGAGATGAATCGCCTCACGCAACCTGTCAATCTCCGTCAACCCCACGCGCTCGCGCCACGTCAGCCGGTCGATCTCCGCCAGGGCGGCGTCGAGATCGGCCTTGATCATTGCCCGGTGCGTCTGAAGCCATTCAAGCCGGTTCTCAAGATCCGTCATCACGCCCTCTTTCTCAGTCGCGGGGCGCCGACCATCGCCAGCTGGTCCTCACGCCGCGCCTCCGCATAGATCCGGAGCAGCATCTCCGGGTGCTTCCAGTTCCCCTGCTTCTGGACGGCGCTAATCGGGGAGCCTTTCTCGAGCAAGTACCGGGTCGCGCCCGTGCGCCGGGTCGCCCAGTGGAACGTCAGCCCGCCCTGGCGGCGCCCGTAGCGGAGCCCGGCCTTGGTACAGAGATACTCGAACCGCTGACGGACGGACCCGACCCAGTCCCGCGGGTTGCTGGCGCGTCGGAACTTCGAAAAGTAGTACCGCTCGTCCGTCCGCTCGATCTCTTTCAGGACGGCCAAGGCGCGGGCCGAGAGGGCCGTCTCGTAGGCGTCCCCGCTCTTGGCGTGCTTGACGTACAGCCAGTGGCCGTCATGCTCGCTCCGCTCGAGGTCGAGCAGGTCGCCCAGGCGGATCATGGTGTCGATGCCGAGGATGATGATGGCCCGGTCCTGGGCATCCTCGCAAGCGTCAAGGAGCTTCGCCTCTTCGGCCGGCTGGAGGAGGCGGCGCTTGATGGGCGGCGCCTTCAACCGCTTCAGCCCGACAATAGGGGAGACCGTCAGGTACTTCGGGACGGCATCGCGCAGCATCCCCTTTAGGAGATCCACCTCGCGATTCACGGTCCGCGGCTGGACTTTGCGCGCGGCGATGTACGTGCGGACGCGGTCGGCGTCGAGGTTCGACAGCAGGTCGTGCCCAAAGAAGATCCGCAGCGGCTTGAGCATCTCGAGCTCGCGTCGCGCGCCACGGCGGAGCGCGATCACATCCCGGGCGTAGGCGTCGGCATAGGCGCTGAACCGCACCATCGCCGGGCCGTTGGGTAACCGTTTCACCTTCTGCTCGGCGACCTCGAGCATCCGGCGCTGATAAGCATCTTTCGCTAGGCGCTTGGCATCGGCGCGCTGGGTGATCGTGTCGCCGAGGAGAATCGGTGTCCGCTCTCGCTGCTTGGTCGTCTCGAGGTAGAGCCACCAGTACTGCGAGTCGGGGCGCTTAAAGATCCCCATCAACCGAACGCCTTCCAGATGAGCGTGATGACACCAGCGAGCGTCATCCCGACCATCCACTTGAGGACCGCTAGATCTGTGCGAATCGCCGCGACCTGACGCTCATAGTCGGCCAGTTCTTCGGCGGCTTTTTGGGCCAGGGCCAAGTCGGCCCCCGCATTCACGAGGGCATCTTCTAACGCACCGAGTCGCAGGCTCATCGTCTTCTCGTTTCCTTTCTGGTCTTCTTCGTCTTCGGCCGCGGTCGGCGTCGCCGCGTGGGCGCGGTCGTTTCGACGGAGGCTTTGCCGCCCGTCGTGGCCATCACATCGAGTCGGGTCGCCGCGTGGAGGTGCTTGGCGTCACGGAGGACAGCGTCCGCCTGAGTGCGCATCACGCTTCGCTGTATCTGCTCGAGCACCTCGCGCATCCGCCGGGTGGTCTCCTGCATGTACTTGTTGGTCTCAGCGAGGTCCCTCAACATCTCTTCGATCTCGGCTCGTGTCATTCGGCTTTCCCTCGTTTGGCTTTGCGGGCCTTCGCCCACCGCCGGCCGACGATTTTCCGCGCATGGGCCGTGCGTTCTGCAGATGTCGTGTTCGCCCACCTGGCGCGCGCGAGTGTCGCCGCGGCTTCGTTCTTGGGTCGGGTCTTCGTTTCCATGGCGCAACTATACATGCGCTAGTACGGCGCGTCAAATAGGGGCGATAACCGGCGGTGACGTTTGTCCGATTGACAAATCGAGATACCGGAGGTATACCTAGGGGCTCTGTGATTAAGCAAATGATTAGCTTCACGATTCCCCAGCGGCACTACCTCATCCGCGAAGCCAAGCGCCTGGGCATCTCGCTCGCCGAACTCGTGCGTCGCATCATTGACCGCCACATCGAACTCAAGAAGGACGCCTGAGATGGGAGCGACTGTGTTGACTGATCACCGCGTTGCCGAGTTTGCGCCCGCCGGCCAGATGACCGAAGCGCAGTACACCGTTGAGCGTCAGCGGATCCGGGCGACCTATGGCGACACCGCGACGGAGCACACTGGCGCCTTCGACCAAGACTTAGCCCGATTGATTTTCCGGTCGAAGTGGTCTGACTCAAAACTAGCGAAGCATGAAGGCAAGACAGAACGCTGGGTCAGGTACCGGACTACGTTCGGGGCCTTTTTGGATTTTGGAACCACGGTTCCAATTCCCAAATCCTGCACTGAGCGGCGCTTCCGTGAGTTCTGGGACCGGACGGATCCAAACGAAACCAATGTGCGGATCCGCTTCCGCGAAGTCGCGCGATTAATGGAAGAGAAATTGAGTTTATCGAAGCCACCTACCAATAAACCGAAGGTCGCAAAGGTGATTCTCGAGGACTTTGCCGATGGGAAATGGCATCGGCTCACCACGATCGTGGCCGGCGTCCAGGCCAAGGAGCCGCAGGCCACGGAAGGTGATGTTAAGGCCGTGCTCTTTTCGATGTGCAAGACCGGCGCACGTCACACCGCAGCAGAACGCCGCAGAGGAGGCGGCAATAGTTGGAGTTACCGGATCGTCCGCGGAGTCGGACGGAAGGTTGATGTTGATGTCTTAGTTCATGAACTGGGTCCGATCGTTCAGGCACTGAAAGTCGAAGGCCGTAAACACATCGCGGAAGCCTCACCAGCGGCGATCGCGAGTTTGGCCAAACAACTGGAAGTCATCCTCGAACGCTTGACCCATGAAGATGCCCGGCTCTTTACCCGCCCGGCAAAGAAGGAGAAGTCTGATGGAACCATCGTTTAAACTCGTGAAAGCGGACGTCGTGCCGCTGACCCATGAACTCGCTGTCGAGTTCCGTGAAATGACGCCCTCGCCCACGGAGCGTGATTTCAATCCCGCGCGCTTGAAGATGCTTCAGCAGAAAGCCGCGGCCAACCAACTCTTGACCTTTCACTGGGCGAAGGCCCGGATGGACGGCAAGATGCTCCGCGTCAACGGCCAGCACAGCTCGATCATGCTCGCCGAATTGAATGGCGGCTTTCCTGATGGGCTGCAGGTCCATATTGACGAGTACGTCGTCGATGGGCCGGGAGGCTTGGCGCTGCTCTTCCGGCAGTTCGATGACCGCAAGTCGGGCCGATCAACCGCGGACATCTCCGGGGCGTATCAGAACCTGGTGACGGCGTTGCAGGGCGTCGCCAAGCCGGTCGGCAAGCTCGGCGTGGAGGGCATCACCTGGTACAACCGCAACATTGAAAACGTCGAGACGCCGCTCGGCGACGAGCAGTACACCCTCTTCAATCAGAGTCTGACCCAGCAGTTCCTGCTCTGGTTGAATGAGATCTTCAGCATCAAGACCCCGGAGCTCCGGAAGGTGCCGGTGGTGGCCGCGATGTACGGGACGTTCCTCAAGAATCCCGAAGAGACGCGGAAGTTCTGGGCCGAAGTCGCGCGCGGGGGCAAGGAGTACGAAGACAACGCCCCGAGTACGATTCTCGATGCCTGGCTGAAGTCCATCAAGGAAGAGAAGCTCGAGCTCAAGCCGGGCGAGTACTTCCGCGGCTGCGTCTACGCCTGGAATGCCGCGCGTGATGACAAGCAGATCAAGGAGATCCGCTACGACCTGAAGCGGGTCACGCAGACGATCGCGGATTGAATCGACTGAACGAAGAAAGCGCCCGCGCAGTCTGGGAACTGCGCGGGCGCTCCCTCACCAAAACATCGCCGTCGTCACAACCTGGGCGACGGTGAAGAGCGTCTCGAACGGCAACCGCGGGGGGATCTCCCGTCGCCGCCGGCGCGTCGGCGTCGTAAGGCAATTAGTGATGAGCAGCTTTACGGCGGCGTACCGCGCGGGGAGGTGGCGCCTCAGGTGCGCCAAGCCGCGTGTGAGGGTCTCTAGTTCGGCGTCCCGCGGCAGGCTTGGGAACTCGACTGGACGCAGAATCTGGGCGCTCGATGAGCGTGTGGAGTGTGCGGACGAGGACGCGGACGGCGTCGAGGGTGGCTCGGTGGCGGTCGAACTCTTCCCAGAGGCGATCGACGGAGTTCTCGATCCGCGGCCGAGCGCCTGGCCGCGGAGTGCGACGAGTTTCAACATGCAACCCTCCTGACATTGCCGGTTTAGTGAGAGGGAGCGACTCACTCCGATCTGCAAACAGCGCGTCCAAATCACACTCAAAGTACTCCGCCACCCGATCGATCAAGTTCAGGCGAATCGCACGTTTCCCCGTCAAGACCTGGGAAATCCAAGCGTCGGATTTGCCGACCCCTTTCGCGAGATCGCCTTGTCGCTCGCCACGTTCACGCAGGCGGGCAAGGATGTTTTTGCGTAGGAGATCGAGAGTTCGACTGGGCACAGGCCGTCTATACCCCATGAGCCTACCGTAACTGCTAGTGACTTTCTACGCTTTTTTAACCAATTTTGCGACTTGCCACCGTCGGTGAAAAAGAGGGCTTGACAAAGGTTATTCACCGGTCGTTATTATTCCGCTATCGTGAAAACTTCCAGTCGTCAGCGCCTGCGTGCGTGGCTCAAAGCCGCGCGGCGGACGCAACGGTCCTTGGCCGACGAGCTCGGCGTCACGCCGCCCTATATCGCCATGCTCATCGCGGGGGACCGCACGCCGTCGCTCCGTGTGGCCAAACGGCTCCAGGAGATCACCGGGATTCCAGCCACTGAGTTTGTTCACGCCCTCAGCCAACAGAGGACTGCGTAATGCGAATGGCGAAAATCGACAGCCCGTACCTGACGGCGAAGGAGGCGGTCGAGTACCTCAAGCTCGGCTCGCTGAACGCGCTCTACCGGCTGGTCAATCAACACCGGCTCCCCACCTGTCGCCGTGGCCGCCTGTACTTGTTCGACAAGCGCGAGATCGACATCTGGCTCCACGGCTTCAGCAGCGAGATCGAGATGGTCCGGGCGAAGCGCCGGGCGTGACAGGAGGGGAGTATGCAAGGGCTCGATCACTTGCCGCCGCCGATCCTGATTTGTCGTCCGGCGCAGACGCCGCAGCCGGACGTGAGTCGCCAGTGCCTCATCTGCGGCGCGGCCGTCCAGCCGCCGCCGGGATGGTGCGGGCAGTGCTCGCCGATCTGCCTGCTCTGCTATCTCGTCCATTACGTGCCGCCATGTCACTGAGGCGCTGGTGGTGCCGGCACAAGACCTTGATGCGGGTGAAGGCGTCCGGCGTCTGGTGCTGGCGCTGCGTCTGTGGCTACCAGGTGCCGATCGTGATTCGGACGGCGGAAGAACAAGCGCGGGCATCGGCGCTCCTCGGGCGGGCGTGATGTGGATTGCGATCGTCTTGTCGTTTCTGTCGTTCTGTGTCGCGCTCTGGGCCGTCTGGATCGCGATTGCCGCGGCGATCAAGAACCAGGCGCTCGAGCTGCGGATCGTCCAGGTGCTCCAACGCGCCGAAGACGAAGAGGTCGCGCGGACCACGGCGCTCGAGCTCCTCGACGCCGTGATGCTCAAGCGGACGGAAGAGCTCAAGGCGGCGACGGCGAAGATTGAGGCGCTTCGCCGGCACTACGAAACCTCGATCGCGATCGACGCGCCGCTCGGGTCGAAGCGGGTCCAGTGAAGGAATTCTCAGAATGCGAGCACGTCTCTTGAAACCGGGGTTCTTTACCAATGAGCGGTTAGCCAAGCTCCCGGTCCGCGCCCGCTTGTTATTCGCCGGGTTGTGGTGTCTCGCCGATCGGGAAGGGCGCCTGGAATATCGGCCCCAACGGATCCGCGCCGCCATCTTTCCGTACGAGCCGCGGGTCAAGATCGACGCCCTCATTCGTGCCTTGGAACTTGAGGAATTCGTCAAAAGGTATACCGTCGCGCACACTCCGTGCCTCGCGTTACCGCGCTTTGTACAACATCAGTCGCCACATCCGCGAGAACCAGAGAGCAAACTGCCGGCCGAGCCGTGTACTTTCCCGGCCTCGTCCTTGCCTGGCCCAGCGGTAGCGGTACCTAGATCCGGTAAAGATCAAGATCAAGAGATCACCGCTTCGCGGTCCGTGCCCTTTAAGGTCTACGCCGCAATTGCCGGACGCCTCCTCAAACAGACCGAAGACCTCGACCTCGCACCCAGCGACCTCGCCGAAGAGTTCAAGAGAGCGTGCGCTAAGGAAGGCCTCGACTACCACGCGAGCATCGTGCAGCAAGCCATCGACGCCGCCCAGGCCATCCGCGGCCGGAGACGCGCATGACGGACAAGGCGCCACGCTTCAACGACGACGCCGAATGCGACTGGTGTGACGGCCGCGGCTGGTGGGACATGGAGTACCCGACGCGCGAAGAGGATCCGACCTGGGGCCAGAAGTTTCGATCGGAACGCTTCCCCTGCGAGAAGTGCAAAGGCACAGGGTACGCCCGGTTCGATCCCGCGGATCTCAGCGCCCGCACGAGGAGCGAACGATGACGCGATCCGAGACCATCAACGAGCTCGCCGCCGCGCTCGCGAAGGCGCAAGGGGAGATCCTCGCCGCGAAAAAGGACTCCGAGAACCCGCACTTTCGCAGCAAGTACGCGGATCTCGGCTCCGTCTGGGACGCCATCCGCGCCGCGCTGACGAAGCACGGGCTCAGCGTCGTCCAGTCGCCGCGGCTCCTCACGACGCACGAGACCGTCTGGTTCGTCGAGATTGAAACCACGATGCTCCACGAGTCGGGGCAGTACCTGAGTGACGTGCTCGCGATGCCGCTTCCGGCGCCGACGCCCCAAGGCGTGGGCAGTGCCTGTACCTATGCCCGACGGTACGCCCTGGCCGCGTTTGCCGGCGTGGCCGCCTCCGGCGATGACGACGACGCCACGGCCGCGAGCTTGCCGCCTGCGGTCATCCGGCCAAACGACGCGCTCGAGACCGTCACGGTCAAGGTGATCAAAATCGTGAAGCGGCCGATCAGTAACGGCAAGGAAAAGTTCATCATCGCGGCCGACGACGAACAGAAGTACGGGACGTTCTCACTGACGCACGCGAACGAAGCGAAAGCCGCGAACGCCGCGGGTCACCCCGTCGAAATCACGTACAAGACCACGCAGTACGGCCGCGACATCGTCGCCCTGGCCGATGCCACGGTCGAGGAGCCGCCGCTATGAAGCGAAGCCTGCTCGTCGCGCTCCTCACCGTCGCCGGCTGCGGCGATACGATCGTGAACAACCTGCCGCCCACGGCGCCGACGCCCCCGCCGGCCGTCGTCAAAACCGTGATCGAGTTCCGCGTCCAAGGCAACGCCTCGAGCGTCCGGGTCCGCTACTCCAGCCCGCTCGACGGGCTCGTCCAAGTGGTGACGAGCCTCCCGTACTTCAACAGCTTCTCGACCGAGGCGAGCTCGATGTTCCTGTCGCTCGAGGCGGCGCCGCTCACCTATCCCACGATCATCACGAACCCGTTTCTGTCGGTGCAGATCGTCGCCGGCGGCACGATGTTTCGCGAAGCGACGAGTAATGATTTCTTCTTCGTCCCGCTCCAGGCGTCGGGGACGTGGCGGCGATGATGGCCGATCGCGCGGCGTGGACGAAGCACGTCGGCGGGCTGGTGGCGCCGCGCAGTAAGTACGGCGCGAAGCCGATGGTCGTCGATGGGATCCGCTTCGATTCGACGAAGGAAGCACGACGGTACAGCGAGCTCAGGCTGCTCGAGAAAGCCGGGCTCATCCGCGATCTCGAGATGCAACCGCGCTTCCCGCTTGAGGTCGTCGAACGCTGGCGCCCGCATGGCACGGTCAAGACCTGCGGGTACTACACTGCTGACTTCCGGTACGTGGACGCTGAGACCGCCGCCGTCATCGTCGAGGACGTGAAGTCTGGGCCGACGAAGACGGCGGCCTATCGGCTCCGAAAGAAACTCGTCGAAGCGATTCACGGCGTCCGGATTGTCGAGGTCTGAATGCGCGACGGACAGGAACACAAGCTGCCGGGCCTGGTGCTGCTGATTATGCTGGCGGCGGCGGCCGGCTTGTGGGTCTTGATTTGGGTGCTGTGATGTACCGGCCCCCTCCGGCCCTGATCCAAGCGCGCCTCGATCGCAAGGTGTGCATCTGGTGCGGATCGCACCCGGTCATCGATTGGCCGTACATCTGCGCCGACTGTCAACGCGACCTGGCAGAAGCGGACGCACGACGACGCCAGAACACGCATCCAGAGGCGTCCCTATTTCCCCCGAAGGAGTGACCCATGACCGATGACAAGCGACTCGACCGCCCCGAGAACGAGCTCCCCCGTCCCGAACGCGCCAGCCTGGAAGAACTGCGCGATTGGGAACAAGTGCAAGTCAACGAGACCGATTCGACGGAACGGCTCAAGGTCGCCGGCGGGTTCCTGTATCGGACCATCGTCGGCTCGGCCGTGGCCCTGGTGTTCGTGCCCGACGAGTAGGCGAATGCCGGCCGATCTCCCGGTGTGGCTCAAGTGTCCGGGCTGCAAGCTGGTCTGGCACGCCGCCACGATTCGGCCGGGGACGTACTGGGCGAAGGGCTCGACGCCGGAACGGGTGGCGCTCGAGGTCCATTGTCCCCGCTGCCAGCATCGGCCGCCGATGGAGCAAGCGGAGGTCCGTGAGTTCGAGGTCGATGCATGACGGGACCGATTCCGAAGGTGACGTGCCCGATCTGTGGCGGCGAGTACGCCCGCCGCCTCAACGGGACGCCGTACGCCCACACCTGCCACGATGGCCAATCGCCGCCGTCGGTGGCGAAGCGTCGTCGCTGCGGCCGGTGCGGGCTGTTTCTGTCCAGCACCCCGACCGTCCACTGCCCCAAATGTCAGACCGTCTGGGCGGCGCTCTCGGCGAGGACGCATTGAGCGCGTTCCTCTTCGTCCTCGGCGTGTTTGCGGCGACGGCCACGACGGATGTCTTGAGCTCGCATTACCTCTTAGCGGATCCGGCGTTTCAAGAAGTCGGCTTTAGTCCGTTCTCGAACCGGACGGCGAATACCGCGGTGAAGCTCGGCCTGGGCGGCGTCACGTCCTACGCCTTGTATCGCGTCTACGAGAAACGGCCGCGGGTGGCGTGGGTGCTAACGGTGGTGCTGCTCGCGGTCGAAGCGATCGCCGTGTTCCGGAACGTGCGGTTCATCGAGCAAAGGAAGTGATGCCGGCACTAATACTGGTACCGCAAGCTCAGACGACGAAGCGAAGTGCGATAGGAACGGCTCAAATGTTCCTACATAACCGGATCTGCGAGTGTGGGTCCTGGGTACAAGATCACTCGAGCGACTCTCTGATCAAGGCGGGGTTTTTAGAGGCAGTGGTTCGCGCGCTGCGATGGTGCCCAGTAAGTCCGCCCGTCGCCTGCCGCCGATTCCGGCCTGTCACGTTTAAGGTCACTCGAGAGAAACAGGCCAGATGATGCCGGATCGTGCCCCGCACTTCTGCGTCGTGCCTGGCTGCCCCGAGCTCGCCACCAAGCGCCGCTGTCGCACGCATAGCGTGGCGCGCGAACACGAGCGCCCCAACTACGCCACCCGCCGCTGGTACCGCACCCCCCCCTGGCGCGCCCTACGCGCCCAGATCCTACGGGCCCAGGGGTACCAGTGCGCCGAGTGCAAACAGGTGGTCGCCGCCCTCGAGATCGATCACATCGCGAAGCATGACGGGGATCCGCGACGCTTCTGGGACCGCGCCAACTTACAAGCGCTCTGTCGGAGTTGTCATCAACGCAAGACGCAACGAGGAGAATGATGGCGAAGGAACCTCCTATCACGATGGCGGAGATCCTCGAGGCGATGCGCCGCTACGGCGGGTCGTTCATCGTCGCGTGGGCACAGCTCTATATCGTCGCAGACGTGAAGAATCAAACACGGTTAGAACTGGCGTTTACTGACGAGATCATTCGGTATGAAGAGATCGTGCGACAACATCGGGCGATCCAGAAACGTGGCGAGATCCAGGAGCCTGGGTAAATGGAAACATGGCGAGATCCGGAGACATGGGACGAACCTGGGTGGATGGGGGGAGTCAAAAAGTTGAAAGTGGACACTCGCGCAAACCACCCCGGCCACACGTAGAGCTTTTGCCTAGGTGAACTATGCCTGACTCCCCGGTGATCGAGATGAAACGCGATCGTCGAGGGGCGTGGAACCGGAACGCACCCACTCGCCACGATGGCCCGACGCAGCCGCCGGCGCCCCCGCAAGACCCGATCGCCTTCATTAACCGGCTGACCCATACCAAGGGCCAATTCGCCGGCCAGACGTTCCGTCTGCGGCCCTGGCAGATCCGGATCTTGAAGCGGCTGTTCAAGAAACGGCGCGATGGGCTGCGCCAGTACCGGACGTGCCTGCTCATGCTCGCTAGGAAGAACGGCAAGACGGAGCTCGCCGCGGCGATTGCGCTGTACGGCTTACTCGCGGACGGCGAGATGGGCGGCGAAGTCTACTCAGCCGCCGCGGATCGTGACCAGGCCGGGCTGGTGTTTGGCGTCGCTGCCCAGATGGTCCGGAACGATCCGGATCTCGACGCGGCGTGCTACATCGTCGAGTCGCAGAAGAAGATTGTCCATCGCGCGAGTGGCAGCTTTTACCGCGC